TAGTTTAAATCTGTATCGTATTGTTTAACGTTAGCAGAAGTATTTAACTCTGCGGCAACATCTGTTTTCTCTGTAGCAATACCAATGTTTATTAGTTCACCAGTTCTGCCTCTATCGTCTGTTATCATATCACCTAATTTAATTATCATTTGTGTCCTCCTTATTATTTGCTTTTAATGCGTCTTGTACTATCTGTTCTTCATACTCTTGGTCTTCACTACTCATTAATAAAACAATATAGTGAATTGCTTTTAATAAGTCTTTTCTGTTGTGACCATTTTTCTTACCATATCTACATAGATATTTGATAGCATTTGCTTGACAGAAGTCTTTATCAATACCAAGTTGTTTTATCATATCCATAACTTGGAAACCATCTTCTGTTGTAGAATAGTGTTGATCGTATGTACCACCAATATATTCTTTTACTTCTTCTAATATTTCATCTTCTCTGTATTTCATTAGTTTACCCACTTATCATTATAATGTAAAACTTTTGATTTAGTCATAGAAGGATTAAAATCTTTTCTCAAAGATTGTCTATCCCAGTTCTGACCATAATCATTAAACATTCTTTTCTTATCATTTTCTTCATCAACAACATTACCAAACACATCAAAGTATGAAAGGTAATAATCTTTTTCCATAATGATTTCTATGTTAGTAACATTTGTAAAATTAGCAGCACTATCTTTAAAGTTCCAATCACAATGTTTTAACATTTTCATTTTCATTTTTTCATCTGTAAATTTTTTTAGATATTTGATAGGTACATTTCTGTATATAGTTTCGTATGCAGAAAACGTTTCACTCTCATTCTCTGGGTCTATATAATCTCTTAAATAACAAACATTAAAAGTTGTCATTATTGAATCTCCATTGTGATTACTTCTTCAACATTATTCTCATCTATACCAACCATTGATAGATTGTCTAGTTCTAATATTTTAGATTTACAAGTATCTAAATCTATTTGACCGTCTTTCATTTTAGCGATAAACTTATCAACTTGATTTTCTACTGAAGTTTCTATATATTGTTTTATTTTTGACATAGTGTTTGTCCTTTCTTATAGTTGTTAATAAAATATAAATTTTGTTCTGTATTCAATTTCTTAATTATTTTTGATTGTTCAAACATTGACATAGTAGGGTAATTATATAAGGTTTTACTTACATTGTCAAGTCGTTTACTCAATAATTTAAGTCTTATTTGTTTTTCTTTGTTATTCATACTATTATAATATCAGGATTATAGATAGAATCAAGGGTTATTTTGGATTATTTTGCCCTTATTTTACTAGGGTTTTTGAGTAAATGTTCTTATTTTGTTCTTATTTTAGACACATTTATGTCTATTTCCACAGCTTTTGTACCCATTCTTGTGCCGAATCGTGTGGATTCGGACTGCCATGGAACACACAAATTTTGGCATTTGGGTCTTGTTCGTATGTTTGTTTTGATATGTGGTATCTATCACCACTACGATTTAACCATTTGTATGATTGTGTCCACTCGTCTGGAAATGATATTGTGTCTTTGTGATTCTTTATCAATGCTGTAATAATCTCTTGGTCACCGTGTGAGTTATTAAACTCCGTTCTTCTCTTTAGATATTGTTCCCATATTACACTATGATATTTGTTGTTAAATCTCATAATACTAGAATTAAATAAACCACTGGTAGGATTAAAGTCATTCATACCTACAAAGTTCTTATCTTCACCTATATAACCAAAGCATTCTATGTTCTTCATTATCACCACATCTAAATCCATATATAAAGTGTTACCTTCTAAATTACTATCAGGACTAAACAATTGTAATTTATTAAACCAACCATTGAAATCGTGTCTTTTGAATTGTCTAAATTCTATATCTTTATCTTTAAATCCTCTTTGTTTGTGTATGACTGTGTTATCTGTAAAACAAATAAATCTATGTGGTATGGTAAAGTTTGTCTTAACCATATTGTATAAATTTTCTACATATTTAAAAGTATATTTGTCACCATAATATACACAAGCAATGTTTATCATAACCATATACCTACTAGTAACCCTAATAGAAAACCTACCCATAAACAAGCCATCGTATGTTTAAATCTAAACTTCATGTAATACCTTATATGCTATTCCATCTTCTATCTCTTGTAGCGTAAATTGATTGTTAGCCACACTTCTTAACCACACAGTCATGTCTTCTCTCGCTGGCATTCTACGTTCATTTATATCTTCTAATCTACCTGACACATAATAACATACATTATTTTGATGCGTGATTACTGGCACTTTATTTAACACAGCGTCAACTGCTGATAAACTCATATTAGTCACTAGTGCGTGACAATCTTTTAAGTCATCTTTTATATCTGTTTCCCACCATTCGTTATTAGGTCTTGGTTTGTTTCTCATTGTTATAGTTCTATCTGTGTAACATTTTATTTCTGAAGTAGATTGTTTGATCCAATCTTCTTGTGATAAATTATGAACATAACCACAAACAGTTTGTGATGATGGCGCTAGTAATATGTGTTTACACTCGCCAGTATTCCAACCTTTAAACTCTGCGTCTATACCTTGTTGTAATAACTTCTTATGACGTGAGCCATCGCCAGGATTACCCATGGTCATATGTAAATTACCTTTGACTATTCTAAAGTATGTGGTATCGTATTTGTCTATTGATGGTGTTGGGTATCTTGTTATTTGATCTGTAATATAACCAACGTCTACCATCCACCATTCTTCACCCTTTTCTTTTACTTGCGCTATCTCTTGTAAATTATTAGAGCCTAGACCCCAAAAAAAGTGTACAGGTTTCATCTTTGAATCTTTCCAACCTTTCTTTATAGCTGGAAATAATTGATTAGATAAACATGCTGCCCATGGTATGTCGTGTGTTATAATCATATTGTAAATAAGAAATCACCATCTGTTATCTCTGGTATCTTTGTTGCCTCCACACCTTCTTCAATTGATCTTACTGGTTTTAAACCTTGACCTTTGTGATTATAAAAACATCTATAACCTCTAACAAAGAAAAATTCAAATGTAGTTTCTACATGATACTTGTTAAACTTAGCATATATCTCAACCATACAAGTTGGTTTATATTCTAATATTGTATTTACTGCACCTTTTAAAACATCTAACTCTACACCTTCTACGTCTATTTTCATAAACCCTACATCATTAATTTTCATACTATCTATTGTGACAGTATCTACGTTTATCATTGGACCATCAACTAGATTTTGAAAACCTGAATTAGATAATCTTTTATCATCTACATAGAAACCTGATACACCTTCAAAATCAGCAACTGCTAGATTGTGTGTGATTACATTATTGTGTTTTTGTTTAATCTTTTCTAGTTGTTCATACACAGGTGGCACTGCTTCAAAACATATGACGTTTTTAGAGTGTTGCGCAAAATGACTTGCATACATACCAGTTGCCGCACCTACATCAATTGTATTTTTATATAAATTTAGGTATGGAGTTGTTTGACCTAACATAAAATCTTTTAAATGTAAGTCTAATATGTGTTGTTTAAATACTCTTTTCTTTAATACGTTATCACTTAATTTCATTTCATTAATATTTGTAAAGCAATTCTAGTTCCTGTTTTACAAATTCCTCCTCTATGCATACCAGCAGGATCAAAGACACATAAATTACCTTTGTCACTAGTAAATAGTTTTTCTTGTTGTAATATTCTTTCTTGTTCTTCTGTACCATCTAATAACAATCTACCAAAGTTGTGTGATACCCTTAATTGTTTTGGAAATTGAAATACCGCAGCTCTGGATTGTGGATTGTGACAATAACTACCAGTAGATATAGCTCTACCAAATATGTTTTGTAAATCATCATATACCCATCTATGAGATTTCTCTACATAACCAAATGGACCATCATCTTCCGTAATATCATTTAGATACATCATTGCTTTCATCACATTCTCTTTTGGGTCTATGTGTAAATTAGTTGTTTTAGTTACGGTTTTACAATCATATAAAAATTGTTTCCAATTTTCATCTGTAGGTTTAGCAATATGTAATACCACGTTAGCAACTTTTAGACCTTTAAACTTATTATACTTTGTTGCTGCTTGTAGTATACCAAGTTTTTGAAACATATTGTTTACATATTTTACAATGTCTGGATTTATTTGACCTAATTGAGTTGATCTATCAAACTGACCTGGTGGTGGTCGCCAATCAGGTAATACGATTAACTTTTTAATCTCATCATCTACCATATCTCTTAATTCTGTAGTATCAATCTTCATGTATGAGATACCATTTTCATATAGGTCTTCGTATATTTGATTACTAGGTATATTACTTTCTATTTTACTTTCTTCAAAGTGTTTATAAAACTGAAACATAGCATTTAATTTTGTGATTAGTTTTGTGTCTGGTACTTTCATATACCATTGATAACCTCTTTCAAATGTATGTAGATCGCCTTTTTGTATTCCTTCTTTCATCACAGATACATATTCTTCATGGCCATTACCCATGTAGTGTCTTTCATGTTTTACATCTGGAAAGTCAGCGATGTCAGGAAACACAAAACCGTGATCGTAAATAGGATTATCAAAACGCATGGTAATCAAACTCCTCACATATTTTTTTCTCAGCCTTTTTTATAAGTCTTTTACATTGGTCATAACTCATACTATCTAATACTGTAACTGGTTTATTAGTGGTTTTATTATTAGCACCATGTATGTAAATGTTTTCTCTAATTCTTTTCTCATCAAAATCTTCATTGTTTGCTTTTAGTATATCTATCAAACTATCTGGTAAGTTTTCCATCTTGCCTATCATAGGGTCTTTATACTTACCTAGGTAATGCATGTAGTAATGCCATACCATGTTTTCTCTCTTTAATATATTCTCTACAAAAGTATTATAATCTTTTGATTGACATTCTGATTCTAAAAGAATATAATCTTGCCAGTTCCAAGCTTCACCATGTTTTTTCTTCTTACTTCTATGTGTCCAAAGACTATGAATAAATGTGGCAGGGTGTCTTACGAAACCAAATACTTTTAAATCTGTATCAGGTGTGGCATGACTATCATAAATATCATCACCAACAACTTCTGCGCCAGCAACATATTTCTTTAACATTTGTTTTATAGTTCTACCACCACACTTTGGTATATGAATAAACATAGAGTTTTTAAGTTTAATCGCCATTTCTAAATACTAGTCCTGCTTTTAAAAAGAAGTTCTTATTGTCACCATATTCGTAACCTTCTTTTGGATTCATTTTAGATACAGATTTAAATTGTGCTGTTAGAGCGGCATCATAATATAAACCATAATCTTCAAATACATCTACCCAATAATTTTTTTCTCTACAATTGACATGATGATGACCAGGCCAACCTGGGGGTGCCGCAGTGACAACAGCAAGTTTACCTAGCTTGAATAGAGGCATGTAGTTTGGTATATATTTTTCTTCAACGTGTTCTAAAAATTCTACACACCATATTAGATCAAAAGTTTTATCTATGGTTACTTGACCCTCAGCAAAATCATGTAACAAAGTATTCTCTGGTAGTTCAATAGATGGGTCTCCATCAACTCCAAACCATTTGATTTTCAATTCATCTGCTATTTTTTTGATACCACCTGTACCACAACCTATATCTAACATAGAATTAATATTGTAATTCTTTTTTAAATATTCTAATAAAGGTCTATCTAAATTTGTTCTATTTAAATGACCACCTAGATGACTAGGTTTTATACTATAATCTTCAATCATGTAATAACCTTTTGTGTACTACACCACTATTTATTTCTGACATTTTCCATTGTGTGTATGAACAATCATACAACCACTGTGTTCTATCAAACTGTGGCAACTCTTTATGTTTTAATATTTCTAATGTATGATAAGTCACAGGCCATGCATGTGATGTTTTAGATAATGCAATACTTGGAATACCTTCACAAACAGCCTCTGTCAAACTATTACTTGAATATGAAATCGCAACTCTGGCGTTTTTAAAATCTTTGTATATGTCTTCACCCCCATTGGTAACATTATAGTTATTTAAGTTCTCACTAAAGAATACTTTGTTTTTAACTTTAATATCTTTTAGTGTATCTTTATTAAATCTAAATGTAAAACGTGGGTGTGGTCTTATCATTATATCTTCATCTGTATATTTTGATATTTCATTTATAGTATTCATAATAAAGTTTTCATAATCACCTGGTTTTTTCACTAAATCATTTAGACTTGTATCTATAGGATTTTGTGTAAGTATTAATATATAGTCACCTTTTTTCTTCCATGGTTTTATTTCTATGTCTTGTTCTTTTTGTATCTGTTCCCATCTATCATATGGTGAGTTTTTATTTTTAAATATACCATCACTAAAAGTATAATGATTTAAACCAACTCTAAAATAATAATCATCTGGTTTTTCTATGTCTAAATTTTTTCTAAAGGTTGCTTGTTCTATGACTATTTTAGGTTTGTTTTGATCTAATATAAATTGATACTTCTCTGCGTTCTTCTTTTTCATCACACCTAATACGTTTGTTTGTATATAAACATCTGCCTTATGATTATGTCTTTCAGGATATTCTATTAGTTTAAAATCTTCGTGTTTAGGAAACATAAACATTGCCTCTGTACTAAATGCGCCTTGTATACCAATTATATTCATAGATACTCTCTTATTGTATTCCAATAAGTTCCCTCTAGTATTTCTTTTTGTGTCCAATGTCTATTTGCGTTCTTAATTAAAAATGGTAATCTATCTTGTAGTTTAGGGTTTTCTATTTGACTTAAATCGCCAGATGACATTTCATATAACATACTAGTTTCACTTGTTACAAATAATGGTACACCTTCTATCAAACTAGGTAGACCTGCTGTCGTTGAGAATATAACAGTCGCCCAAGTATTTTTTAACACATCAAATATACTCTCATTCTCATAAGGTCTAATCTCTACATTTTTAAATCTTTTATTCACTTCATTTATCTTTTGATTATCATTTGATTTTATAAACATTTTGTGTGGTCTTATCACAATCTTTCTATCTGTATGTTTTTGTATCTCTGGTATAGTTTGTATTGCCCAATCCCAAGCGTTCATTCCTTTTGTAGCAAAACCAGATTCACCTCTGTTTAATAACATTAATATATGACCACCTTTTGTTCTATAATCTTTTAAAACAATTTTACTATTAGTCTTCAATTGTTCCCATTTGTTTATATTTGTTTTGTCTTCTAAATAAACTGACTCATTAGGATATACAGAGGTCATAGGGTATCTATGATATACCACATTCTCATAAGCCTTAAATGCATTACTATCCATAAAAAATATTTTACCGTTTTTATGTTTATCAAATACTTCTTGTCTATGTAAATGTATTTCACTTTCAACACTACTAGATTTAAAACCAAAGATTACAGCAACATCTGTTAAGTGATAGGTTTGATCTTTATTATAAACCACTTCGTCTTTTCCGATCTTCTCTATACCTTTTCCAAAGTTTTCAATATAGTCTCTTTTATGTCCTACCGCTGTATTTAAAAATATGGTTACCTTCATTCTAAATCTATTTTGTTTGCGTCATCATACATATCAAACCATTCTTTTGAATAGTCACTATCTTTGTATTTTTTAAAATATGGTCCACCATTTGTAAAGTGCACTAACTTTGCGCTATAATTATATTGATACTCACCTACTAAATGATTCCACTCTACATCAATATTACCAATTAGTTCTTCATTTTCTAACCATTTAAATTGATGTAGTTGTAATCCAGTTGCACTATTTACATAATCAGGTGTAAGTGATCTACACATAGCATTATTAAAAATCATCATACTAGACCAGTTCTTTTTTGGATATGGAGTTTGTGGTTGATTCATAAACTTGATTGTACTATTAGGTGTGTAATCATGTTGTACACATTGAACAGCATACTTTGTAGTTCTTTGTCGCCATAATAACGATATATCAGCACGAGCTAACATATCACAATCCATAAAGATAGCGTGACCAGAATAGTTACAAAGATATGGCACCAGAAATCTACTAAACGCAAATTCTGTTGATTGTATTTTTACTCTTTCTCTAACAAATATGTCTCTTATGTTTTGTAATCGTATTGGTGTGATTGAGATAGGTTGCGTTGAGTGTTTTAATAAACTATGACTTAATGTGCTAAACCCTACCTTTTCATTATCATCATATCCTATGAAAATTTTAATCACAAATTAGCCTCTGGACTTTTACCTGTTAGTTTTCTCTTACCTTTTGTGTGGTCATAAACAGTTCCTAGTATTGATCTTGCTTGAACGTGTCCACCATCATTGTCACCTATATTATTATTTTGTACTTTCATATCACTTTCAAAAACTTTTCTTACATAGTCCCAAACATAACTATCATGGCATTCACCTAAATTATATATCTCATCAAAATCATACATCTTTTTCATATAACGAGCATAGTTTCTTGTTTGATCGTGTTGCATATTAAAATATAAAAAACCACATTCACTATAATGTTTACCACGACCTAGATAACTCATCATGCAATCGTCTTTGTGAATATGTTTTTTGATCCAATCTACATCTATTGATTTGTAGAATACACTATCTGCGTCAATACAAATTAAACCATCTACATCACTTGAACAATTATCTATGGCATGTGTATATGCATAAACTTTATATGAAAATCTTACGCCATCATCTTTAAATGACTTTACTTTTCTATGTTGATTTCTTTCTATGAATTTTTTGAGATCAGGTATCTTATCAAACATATCATCATCTTCATTATAAACCATTAAATCAAATGGCCAGTTGTAAGTGGATTGAAATCTGTGAGCGTATTCTTTAAATAACTTATTATTCCAACTAGTGACTACTTGAATTTTCATAACCAACTTTTGCTATATAATAACTATCAATAATATCTGTTACAGGATTATTTAACTTACCCATATCAAACATTTTTAATAAGTCTTGTTTTGTATGATCTTTAAAACTATCATACATCAATTGTTTATCTGCGTTACCTTTTCCTGACGCATGTTTTTTAACAACACTTGGTACAACTGTATCATACAATATAGAGGGTGACAGTTGTAATCTATATTTAAGTATACCGCAGTTCTCAGCAATTTGAAATACTGCTTGACCTTTTGAACCAAACGAATAACCTTCAATAAAAACTTTTGCTGTATCTTCTTTTTGTTTATGGATAATATCCAAGGCCCAACTAGAAATGTTAGTAAACCTTTCAATAGGTGTGTTATACTCTTTGTGTTCATAACCAAATATATTTTTACCAAATTTACCAATGTGTTTCTTTTTACTTGTAAGAAAGTGAAAAGAACATTTGTTAAAATCAAAGTCATCACCTGCAATACAAATCGCAGGACTATTTAAACTGTAATCAATTCCAACTATCGTCTGTTGCTTCTTCTGGTATTTCATGCTCACTATCTTCCTCTGATTCTACTTCGTATCCACAGAACGGACAAGTCAAGGGTTGTAAATCTTGTTCTTCTTCGTCCCACACTATGGTATATTTAGTAGTGCAGTTAGAGCACTTCTTTATTGCTTTTTCCATTATAGTTTAAATTTTTTAAATTGATCTTTCTTAACGTCTTGTTTTATTCCACCAATAACATAACTTTCTATTTCAGTTTCTTGTGGAGCATTCTGTGTACCTTTACTGTTTAACCAGTGATCTATCCATGGTAATGGATTAGACTTTTGTTCATACGCAGGTGTTAAACCAATAGCTTTCATTCTTCTATTAGCCATATACTCTACAAATTGATGTAATAATTTTTCTGATAAACCTATCATAGAGCCTTTAGAGAAAAGATAAGTTGCCCATCTTTTTTCTTCTTGTACTGCTTCATCATACATTGCATATACTTCTTTGTCAGTATCTCTAATCACTTTATCCATAATCTTGTCTCGTTCAAGGTCTCTATAATTGTTTATTATTCTTTGTGAAACTGCTAAGTGTTGACTTTCGTCTCTTGCGATAAACGAAATAATCTTTGCTGATCCTTCTAATAATTTAAGTTCACCGAAAGCAAAACTACAAGCAAACGATACATAAAATCTTAAACCTTCTAATATGTTTACTGTAATTAAAGCCTTCCATAATTTTTTCTTTAGTTCATACTCATCAACTTTTGATTTATCTAAATGCCATTTATGACCTATTGAGATTAAATCATCATAACATTGTGTTACAGATTGAGCTCTCTTTTCTATCTTCTCGTCTTTAATGATTGTATCAAATACATCACTAGGATTAGAATATAAATTTTTTATAATGTATGTATAACTTCTACTATGGATTGTTTCCATAAAATCCCAAGTGACTATACAACCTTCTAGTTCTGGTAATGAAGTAAATGGTAAGAATGCTAAACAAGGACCACGACCTTGTACACTATCTAACATAGTTTGATATTTTAAATTAGAAGTAAATATATCTTTTTGTTCTGGTCTTAATTCTTGGTAGTCGTTTCTATCTTTTTGTAAAGATACTTCTTCTGGTCGCCAGAAATAACCTAACTGTTGTTGTGTCAACTTATCAAATATAGGATACTTCATTGTATCATATCTTTGTACAGCCAAGTCTTCACCAAAGAACATTGGTTGTTTTAAAAAACTGACATCTTTACCTTTGTTAAAAACTGATCTACTCATTTTATTTCTTTTCCTTTATTCCGTAAAAAAATTCTTCGTCATCGCCAAAAGTTATCTTCTGTTTATCTTCAACAGAATACTCAATAGATGATACTTTAAAGTCAGGAAACTTTAATTGTTTCGGACTATACGACTTATCATATATTAACATACGATTATTTGGTTGTGCCGCAAAATAACCATTATCTAATTTTAGTATGTTAAATGATTTATGTTGTGTCGGTAGTTCACTAAATGTAGTATTTAGTAGATTAGAATCCGCATGACAACTATCTATCGTAAACATATATGTGCCTTCTAGCCACACCTTACTAGGACTATAATACTTTGCTCTTTGTCCTTTTAAAAATCTTTTCTCTAATACAGATATATGATAACTAAAACAATCCCATAGTTCTAAATCTTCTAATTTCATATCACCCTCATAGTCTTTCTTCCATACAAAAGCTGATAGTGGAAGTTTATCATATACTGCACCATACTCTGGTAAGTAAGTTTCAAAGTATAATGCTCTACCTTGTATTGATTTAACGGCGACCCATAAACCATCTACTAGTTCACCGTGACCTTTTTCTAAATCATAAAGATATTCTTTCTTAACATATAACTCAATAGGTGGTAGATTTGCTTGTAAGAACATTATATTGTGCACGAGTCACAATTCTCGTCCTCCATTTGTTTATCTTCTTCTGGTACATTATCTGTAAACCCTATTGGGTGTGATGGCTCATCTATATCTTTCTTCGCATCATAAGTGTTTTGATAGTATGAAGTTTTCCAACCTAACTTATATGTCATCAATAAGTCTTGTGCCATTTGAGATAGTGGCACTTGGTTTTCTTCAAAGTGTTCTGGATTGTATGACCAATTACCACTGATTGCTTGGTCAAAATATTTCTGCATGACTGATACTACATTTATATAACCCTCATTAGATTTCATATCCCATAACAAAGTATAGTTTGATTTTAGTTTCTTGTAATCTGGTACCACTTGTTTCAATGGACCTTTCTTACTTTTCTTAACACTTAAATAATCTCTAGGTGGCTCAATGCCGTTTGTAGCATTTGAGACCACACTAGAAGATTCTGATGGCATTTGAGCAGAGAGTGTGCTATGTCTGAGTCCGTGCTCTTTTATTTCTTTCCTTAACCACTCCCAATCGTAAGTTAGATTTCTGGTTACAACCTCGTCTACCTCTTTCTTGTAAGTGTCTATTGGTAAGATACCATCAGAATATTTTGTTCTATTAAAGTATTCGCAAGGACCTTTTTCTTTTGCTAGTTCACTACTTGCCTTTAATAGATAGAATTGAAATGCCTCAGTCAATTTATCAACTTGACGCCAGCCTAATTTTTGTTCGTATGAATAACCTTTTTTAGCTAGATAGTGAGCAAGACCTATATAACCTATACCTAAACTTCTTCTAGCTTTTGTTGATACTTCAGCAGCCATTACAGGATACTTTTGATGATCTATTATTTCATCTAAACTTCTTACAGCCAAGTCGCATAAATCTTCTAACTCGTCCCTCTTATCAATCTTTCCAACATTGATGGCAGATAGAATACAAAGGGCAATCTCACCTTCGCCATCTATGTGTTGGATTGGATCTGTAGGGAGTGTGATCTCTTGGCATAAGTTTGACATTCTAACCAAATCTTTAAATGATGAGTGAGTATTACAGTGATCTATATTCATAATATAAATTCTACCTGTCTCTGCTCTTTCTTTTAGTATGTCAAAAAACAATTCTTGTGCACCTATTTTCTTTTTCTTAATACTTAATTTTCTTTCTGCTTTTAAATACAGTTCATCAAACTCTGGTGTGCCCCAAGCTTCATATAACTCTGGTACCTCATGTGGTGAGAATAAAGTTATTTCTTCTTCATTAATAAATCTTTCATAAAATAGTTTTGATAATTGTATGGAGTAATCTAATTTTCTAACTCTGTTATCTTCACTACCTTTATTATTTTTAAGTACAATTATATCTTCTATTTCCTGGTGCCAAATAGGGAAGTGAACAGTAGCACTACCGCCCCTAACTCCGTTTTGAGTGCAGCACTTAACTGTTGCCTCAAATTTTTTAAGGAAGGGAATAACGCCTGTGTGCTGTACTTCACCCCCTCGTATCCTCGCATTGATGCCTCGTATTCTACCAGCGTTAATACCAATCCCAGCACGCTGCGCAACATAACGTCCGATAGCCATATCACTAGAAAAAATGCTAGGTAAAGTGTCATCAGTATCAACCAGAACACAACTTGCATACTGTTTGAGAGGAGTTCTAACACCCGCCATAACTGGCGTAGGAATATTGATTTTGAATTGCGAAATCGCATCATAGTATTTTTTAACATAGGTCATTCTCTTTTCTTTAGGATAATCAGCAAACATTGTAGCTGATATTAACATATACATAAACTGTGGTGTTTCAAATACTTCACCATTACTTCTATCTTGTACTAGATATTTGTCAATGACTTGTCTTAAACCAGCATATGTGAAAGTATAATCTCTTTCGTGGTTAATCCAGTTTTCCATTCTATCAAAGTCTTTTCTTTGATACTTTTCTAAAATTTGTTTATCGTAAACATTTTTCTCTACAGCTTTTTTAACGTGGTCAAATAGATGTGGGTGGTCCCAAAGTCTTCCAATAACTTGTTTTCTTAAACTGTAAAGTAATAATCTTGCCGCAACGTATTGATAGTTTGGACTATCTAATGAAATTAAATCTGCTGCTGATTTGATAAGAATTTGTTGAATATCGTCTGTGGTAATATCATTATAAAATTGTAGACCACTTTGCATTTCTACTTGTGAAGATGATACACCACTTATATCTTCACATGCATACTCAACCATTTCATGTATCTTTTCAATGTTAAGTGGTTCTTTACCTCTTGTACCACGTTTAACCACATTAATATTATCAACCATTCGTATCCTCCTATACTTTTTTGTATTCGTTTAATTTCGTTAGTGCTGAAAGTTTTGAGTAAGTGTTTTTATTTAGTAAGTCAGCGAGTTCAGCTTTACTCATGCCAGCCATAATAATATCGTTAATGTCTTTATGTCGCACATCATCTGGCCACACGACCAAGTTGTAATCTTTTTCAACCACATCATACATACGTTTTACAATCTCTTTATTTCTTGGCTCGTTATCAAATATATATGTCACTTGGTCATTACTAATTTTGTTTTTTAAAACTAAATCAGCTCCAGCAGCAGCAAGACAATTATCAACAAAAAGACTATCAAGTGGGCCTTCTGTGATGAAGATAGGTCTTTGAAAATTAACTCTTTCCAAGCCA